AGGCCGACAGCAGGCTCAGAAGACGCTCCAGTGTGGCCAGAGTGCGTTCACCGAAGACGTGCGCCACAACCGTCCTCCGTATCCTGTCATACGCGTAAAACAGCCAGCGCTGACGTGATTTAGCACCGACGTAGCCCCACTGTTCGTCCATTTCAGCGCAGACAATCACATCACTGCCCGGTTGTATGCGCGAGGTTACCGACTGCGGCCTGAGTTTTTTAAGTGACGTAAAACCGTGTTGAGGCCAACGCCCATAATGCGTGCACTGGCGCGACATCCGACGCCATTCATGGCCATATCAATGATTTTCTGGTGCGTACCGGGCTGAGAGGCGGTGTAAGTGAACTGTAGTTGCCATGTTTTACGGCAATGAGAGCAGAGATAGCGCTGATGTCCGGCAGTGCTTTTGCCGTTACGCACCACGCCTTCAGTAGCGGAGCAGGAAGGACATCTGATGGAAATGGAAGTCACGCAAGCACCTTAAAATCACCATCATACACTAAATCAGTAAGTTGGCAGCATTACCCCATTCGTGAGGGCTATGCCGGATATCGCCAGCTGAAAGCAAAAACCGGTATGTCAGATGCGAAATGTCGCAATCTGGTGAACGCATATCAGATCCCTACCGATACCCATGAATTTATGACGCCGGATGGATTGTTATCTCGTCGTGCGATTGTTGCTGTGGAACCGTTTATGGCTGCTTTTTATCGGGTTATGGAGGAAGCAGAACCGCGAGGGACTCGCTGGTATCACCCGAAAATGGGGTTATTTCAGGTTATTGGTTGGCAGAAATAAGAAAGGCCGGCAGAGAAAACCGGCCAGTCGGGTTTATCGTCGGAGATATTACGTGAAAAACAATATCAAAGTTTTCGATTTTAAATCAAGCACTGGTGAATTGTTGTCATCAGTTCGTAGTGTGGTCATTGATTCAACACCATGGTTTTTTGCCGTGGATATATGTAACGCGCTGGGGCTGACAAATACTGCTATCTCCCTTCAGTCCATCGATGATGAAGATAAAACCGAATATAAGGATTACTTAGGTTCGGGACGTAAGCCTTTGCTGGTCAATGAATCCGGGCTCTATGCGCTGATTATCAAAAGTCGAAAAAAACAGGCAAGACGTTTTAAACGGTGGATTACATCGGAGGTAATTCCCTCAATTCGTAAAACGGGGAATTACTGTCTTACCACAATGGCATCCCTACCAGATTTTAGCGATCCGGCTGCTGCTGCCCGTGCCTGGGCGGACGAATATGAGGCTAAAAACAGAGCAATTAGTTACGTTCATCGTCAGGCCCAATACATCGAACATCTGGAAAATTTATTCCAGCCTGGCATGACACCGGTTCAGTTCTGCAAGCAACTTAATGGAGTAAATGTTCAGCGCATCACAGCATTTCTGGAGGCTCACAACTGGCTTTATGACGAGCGTCCTGAATCGCGAAGCCCCGCATGGCGTGTAAAGGCATATGCCCGAGATCTGTATCTGACCGAACGTCACCACTATATCGATTCAGGTTATGAAGAAGGGTTTTATTCGTACACACCAGTTCTTCTCCAGAAAGGGGCGGTCTGGATTTATCGCCAGTATCTTAGAGGTGCATTACCCATGAAGAGAAACTGGAATGGCGAATTTACTCACGATAAAGAACTGGCGGGTGCTGCATGATTGTTCTCCAAGATATTGATTCTGCAATTTCGGGACGTTACACTGTCTCTGCCCCTTATAAAGCGGGGGCCGGGATTGGCGTCCTGGAATTGCATACGGCGACAATTGGCGCGTTAGCGTCTTTTTTGTCGCTACAACTCAGCTATACCCAAATTATGGTGGGCTGGGTGGGGGCACCGAAAGGTGCGCCGGTTTCCGTATGCGCCGGTTACGCCAACCCTGCTCAGTTCACCACCAGCGAAATTGGCGTTTCCGGTGGTGGAAGTTATCCATTGCATACGGAGGCTGCCATCATGGCTACTTTCCCAACCCCATCTCACCCTGACATTACGATCATCAATGGTCGTGTTGTCACCACATCTCTTGCAGTAGCTAATTACTTTACTAAACGGCATGAGCGGGTTTTAGATAGAATTAGAAACCTAGAATGCTCCGATGAATTTGCTGAACACAATTTTGTGTTAAGTGGTTATACCGACGCTTCAGGCCGCAAACTTCCCTGCTACCAAATCACCCGCGACGGCTTCGCCTTCCTTGCTATGGGCTTCACTGGTAAACGTGCCGCCCGGTTCAAAGAGGCATACATCAATGCCTTTAACCAGATGGAGAGGAGCTTATCAGGAGCTGGTGCGGCTGACATGTCATCTGTCGCACAAAACGCCAGAGGCGTATACCTGCATTTGCGTGAAATCCATCAAATCTGGACAAGCCAGCTTTACCCAATGCTTAAGGCCGTTGAATCTCCGCTGGCGAGCAAACTGTACGACCGTGTAGGAGATGCTGTTTTTGGCGCTGCACTTGTTGATTCCAGGCTGAATGGTTCTGACAAGGCGGTGCGCTCATGATTAGTTACGAAATCATCATCTCCACGACGGAATACAGAAACGATGTATCAGTTCGTACGGATACATCTGTCTGGCACCGTCGCTATAAATCCAGAAAAACGGCGGAACTGAAAGCGGCAGAGATGTGTGAAACCATCTCAATGAAAGGTCGCCCGGTTAAATACGTAACTACGGCGGAGGTGCGCCCATGATCCGCCACATCGTTAATTTCCTGTATCACCGATACAACCATTGCCCCCGTGTGGGGCAGTGGTTCACCACCAGCAACGGCCACGTTCTGCGGGTTTGCCTGGTCAGTACCGAAAGCCAGAAGGTTGTCTGCCAGGTTCAGGGACGTACTCATACCCTGAGTTATCCGCTGGTGGCGTTTCAGTCCGGAAATGTTTAACGCCTGGGAGGTGGCTATGCGTCCGTCTGATCTTCTGCTCGATTTTGGACATCCGGTTGCTTATTACCCTGGGCTCGTTAAATACATGGGAAGTCCGCACGCTGTTATTTTCTTTGGTCAGATTTTTTACTGGCAGGATAAAGCACATGCAGCGGAAGGCGTACATAAAACGCGTGAAGAGATACAACACGAAACCGGACTTACATTTGAACAACAGGCTGTAGCGCGTAAGCATCTTGTGTCCAGAGGCATTTTGGTTGAAACCAACAAGCGTCTTGAGCACAAAATGTTCTACCGTATAGATTGTGAGCGCCTTAATGAAATTATCAATGAAAACAATCAGTTTTCCCGAAATGGGGAAACCCGTTTTCGGGAAACTGTAAAACCCAATTTCGCGGAGGAGGGAAAGCCTTCACCGCGGACACGGGAAACCCCTCGCCGCGGAGAAGGGAAAACCAATTTCGATCTTACAGAGAATACAACAGAGATTACTTCAGAGAATACTACAGAGAGTAAAAACACTATTGGCGCATCCGCTGACGCGTCTGCACCAGCACGTTCTGCCCGACAGGAATATTCACCGGAATTTGAACAGGCCTGGCAGGAATATCCCAAACGTGCTGGTGGCAATTCCAAGTCAGCAGCCTTCAAAGCCTGGAAAGCCCGAATCAGGGAAGGTGTGACACCCGAAACCATGCTTGATGGCGTGAAGCGGTATGCCGCCTGGATACGTGCTACAGGAAATAACGGCACACAGTTCGTGAAGCAGGCAGCGACGTTCTTTGGACCTGATCGTCACTTCGAAGAATTCTGGCAACAGCCAGCCGCTCCCGGAGGTGGGCGACAGCGACAGGTCGATGTCCTGGCTGGCCTGGGAGCCATGTCTGACAAATTCGGTAAATCCAGTGACAAACTGACATTCTGAGGTGACAGCGATGATGACGTTTAACCTGCGTGAACAACAAAAAAGACTACAGGCGCGAATGGATGAGTTACGGGCAGAGATTGCATTTGCTCAGAAGGGCGAAAAGCCATGGCCTTATCGTTCCTGCCTGATGCGTGAAGGTCGCGGATATTGCGAAAAACATGGCGAATATCACACGAATATACTGGTGTGGAGCGATCGTAATGGCGAGGACAGAGAAAAAATTTCATGCTGCCCTGACTGATTAATCGCTGAGGCCAACGATTTGACCATGGAGCTGTCGTCCATCAAGGCGGAAGAGCTGACTGATAACGCCGGAATTGCCCTGCGTTTTCGGGACTGCGAGTTTGATAATTATCTGGAGGTTAATCCTGACGCAGCCAGAAATCTTGCGGCCTGTCGCCGCTATGCGGAGAACTGGCCAGATATGCTGGAGAACGGTACCAGTCTTGTTATGACCGGCAGTTGTGGTACCGGAAAAAATCATCTGGCGGTATCAATGGCAAAACACATCATCCGTAACTATCTGGCCAGTGTGGAGATCACCGACGTGATGCGCCTTACCCGTGCTGTGAAAAATTGCTGGCGGAATGACAGCGAAAAAACAGCGGATGAAGTTATTGAGCGTTATGCGTCAATGGATTTGCTGATCATCGACGAAGTTGGCGTTCAGTTTGGCAGCGCGGCTGAAATGGCTATTTTGCAGGAAATTATCAACGCCAGGTACGAAAGTATCTTGCCCACCATTCTGATCAGTAACCTCTCACCGGAAGAGTTGTGGGCGTTCATCAGTCCCCGAATTGCCGACAGGATCACAGACGGGGGACGCAACTGGTTGTCGTTTAACTGGCCCAGTTACCGTTCTTGTATCAGAGGTGTGGCTGCATGACAACACCAGTCTGGCGTAACGATGACCTGGAAGGCGCTGTCATTGGCGCATTCTTTCTGCGTGGGGCAGATCATGAAGTGATGGATATTCTGGCCACACTACCGGCGGACATTTTTTCTGTACGAGCGTATCGGGATATCTACACAGGCATCTGCAGACAGGCCCGTGTTTCAGGAGTGATTGACCCCGTGCTGTTGTGTAATGAGATGCCGGAACTTGCCCCGGTGATTACTGATACCGGGCGTAAAACCTGGGTGAAGTCTTCACTGGAGCACTATGTTGCAGCGTTGCGGCGCAATGCCGCACTGCGCGATGCAGAAAAAACACTGAACGAGGCATTACAGAAATTACGCGATGCGCATACCTGTGAAGCAGCTGAAGATGCTCTTAAGGATGCACAGAACATGATGGCCTCATTGTCGACGGAAAAGGGCGTTATTCAGTCGGTACATATTGATGATGTGCTTCCGGAGGTGGTTGAGCGTGTTGAATGCCGGAATCAGGGACTGGAGAAATCCAGGACGTTGATGACCGGTATTGATGAACTGGACGCAAAACAAGCGGCATGGAGCCCGGCGACCTGGTATTTATTGCGGCTCGTCCTTCGATGGGGAAAACCGAACTTGCGCTGGACATCATCGACAAGGTGACTGAGCAGGGGCATGGTGTGCTTCTGTTCACCATGGAGATGGCGAACATCCAGATTGGTGAACGTATGGTGTCTGCGGCTGGAGGGATGCCAGTATCACGCCTGAAATCTGTGGCTCACTTTGAAGATGAAGACTGGGCGCGTTTCTCACAAGGGGTGGGGCGGATGACCGGGCGCAATATCTGGATGGTGGACCAGGCGAACCTGACCATTGATGAGATATGCGCAACAACGAAACACCATCTGATTAAACATCCGGAAACGGCGCTGGTGGTGGTTGATTATCTCGGGCTGATAAAAACCCGAACCACGGGGCGTCATGACCTTGCCGTGGGTGAAATCTCAAAGGGGCTTAAAGGCCTGGCAAAATCCGGTGGTTTTCCGTTGATTGCGCTGAGCCAGCTCTCCCGCGGTGTGGAGTCCAGACCCAATAAACGTCCCATGAACTCAGACCTGAAAAATTCCGGAGAAATAGAGGCGGATGCAGACATCATTCTGATGCTTTACAGGGATGAAGTGTACAACCCGGATACGCAGGCCAGGGGCATCGCAGAAATCAATATCACGAAACAACGTAACGGTTCTCTGGGAACGATTTACCGGCGTTTTTATAACGGACATTTTCTGCCTGTGGACCAGGAAAGTGCACGGGTGCTTTCCACTCCCATGAAGCCCGGCAATCCGCGCAGATACAGTAATAAACGAACTGACAGCAGTAAGATGGAGCGTTTCTTTTGAACAACCAGACAATGACTTTTACCCCTGAACAATTGCGTAAACACGCGCAGGAAATGCTGCGTCATGCTGAACAACTCGAAAAAACGGGCATAACAAAAGACGCTATCCGTAAAGATATGGTACCCGCGCTTCGGGAACTGATGCAGGCGAAGCATCGCGCACAGAAAGCAGTAGATGAGCTGGTGGACTGTGTGGCAGAGCTGGAAACCAGAGTCGGAAAGTTTGAAAAACTGGTGCAGGAGGCGCTGCGCTGATGCGCCATGAGTTTGTTTTGCCCTGGCTTGTGCGCGATCATTATGTCCCTGGTGGAAAGCCCGGGATAAAAATCACCGAACCGGAGAGTATTTGATGAGCGTCAAAATTCAAACGATACCGGAACTGCTTATCCAGACACGAGGTAATATGACCGAAGTTTCACGAATGCTGAACTGTAATCGCGCCACGGTAAGAAAATATGCTGAAGATAAAGAGGGCAAAGGGCACGCCATTGTTGATGGTGTTCTGATTGTTCATCGTGGATGGGACAGGGGTAAAGACAGTGATGCGTGATATTCAGCAGGTTCTTGAGCGCTGGGGCGCGTGGGTGGCTAATAATCATGAGGATGTGACCTGGTCGTCCATTGCTGCCGGTTTTAAGGGATTAATCCCTTCAAAAGTAAAATCCCGCCCGCAATGCTGTGACGATGACGCGATGGTTATATGTGGGTGTATGGCCCGCCTTAACCGGAACAACAACGATCTACATGACTTGCTGGTTGACTACTACGTGTTTGGGATGACATTCATGACGCTGGCGCGGAAGCATGGATGCTCAGATGGTTATATAGGAAAGAAGCTACAAAAAGCCGAGGGGGTGGTGGAAGGAATGTTGATGATGTTGGGTGTCCGGTTAGAAATGGACAAATATATTGAACATCCCTGATGGTAAGGGGCGACTTTCTAGAAAATATTTTACGTACGTAAAAAACGGGATATTCTGTTAAGAGTGGTTGCTTCGCCACACAGCTTAAACCCGCCTCCGGGCGGGTTTTTTATGCCTGAAAAACGGTACAGGACGTTAAACACGCTGGTGGTCAGATGAGTTTGCAGATGTGATGACATATGGTTATTATTCTGCCTCCGGCCCTTTAGCTCAGTTGGTCAGAGCGAGCGACTCATAATCGCCAGGTCGCTGGTTCAAGTCCAGCAAGGGCCACCAACCACCACTACTCATCCGGATAGAGCATCAACCTTCTAAGTTGACGGTGCGAGGTTCGAGTCCTCGGTGGTGGGCCAGCGCCGACTTAGCTCAGCAGGCAGAGCAACTGACTTGTAATCAGTAGGTCACCAGTTCGATTCCGGTAGTCGGCACCATATGCGGGCATCGTATAATGGCTATTACCTCAGCCTTCCAAGCTGATGATGCGGGTTCGATTCCCGCTGCCCGCTCCAGTCAGAGTCTTTCAGTCTGCGATGATGGGAAATCCCGGAGTGACTGAAAGACGTTTAAGTTATGAATGATCGCCTTTTTTGCAAAATTGCTGTGCAGAAATACTAACCTTCGGGCGTGCGATCATTCATAAGCACTCTGCTTTTATTCCGATTAACTGTGGGTGGTTTGTTGGATAGAGTGCTTTCCTTACTGTATATATCGTTTCGCCCGCTTTCGCGTTTTTTTCTTTTCAAATCCCTTTCATTTCTCAGTGTAAAACTACGCCATCCGTTATTTGCGGAGGTGAGGCTATGAAATCCATGGACAAAATTTCAACGGGCATTGCCTACGGCACCTCCGCCGGCAGTGCCGGCTACTGGTTTTTGCAGTGGTTGGATCAGGTCAGTCCATCACAGTGGGCTGCGATTGGTGTGCTGGGAAGTCTGCTTCTGGGGCTTCTGACTTATCTGACGAATCTGTATTTCAAAATAAGAGAAGACAAGCGTAAGGCTGCACGGGGAGAGTAAATAATGAAGCATGAAGAAATGAATCAGCGATTCAATCACCTGGAAAATGAAATCACTGAGCTTAATAAAAAATTGTCGGCGTTGGTGAGTTCTGAAGATGAAAACAAACGCCGCGATGAGCATTATGCGGCGATTTACGATTACTGCCACAAAGTCGCTCACGAGACTTTTATGAAGTTTTTGCAGGAAAAGTTTTTACCGGCCGCATTGTCAGAAAAAGAGGCGGCTTACCTGCGGCCTGAGTACGTCATTACGGTTAACAGTGCCGGAGAGGAAGAGCATAAAAGTGATTTTATTGCGTCTGCACCGGATAAAGACCAGGAACCCCGTCGGCCTTTCAGGGTTTCCTGTGAAGAGGGTGAGTTCGTCGTTTATGAGAACGGAAAACCTGTCCGGGCATCGCATCATCACTGCCTGAAAATTATTAATCTCGCTATCAGATGCCTGAAAGACGAAAACACCAGAGTTATGAAACGCATTGGCCGTTGCATGGGGTATTTGCAGGTGGCGGCAGAGATTGAAGCACTTGCCAGTGGTGCAGACATGGATGCTGCGGTGCGGGAGGCTCTTCTTCGTGATTTCAATACTCCCCCTTTAAGAAAGAGCCTGATGACTGGATCCAGCCGGGGCTGACTTATCTTAAAAGGCGTATATAAGTTGGCTCGTTATTTGTTGCCGATAAATCCTGATAAATATCCATGAGCGCAAAAATCAAATACGGCCTGTCGGCTGCTGTTCTGGCGCTGATTGCCGCAGGCGCGTCTGCTCCCCAGATACTTGACCAGTTTCTGAACGAAAAAGAGGGTAATCACACAACGGCATACCGTGATGGTTCTGGCATATGGACCATCTGTCGTGGTGCCACAATGGTGGATGGTAAGCCTGTCATACCGGGAATGAAGCTGTCGAAGGAAAAATGTGACCAGGTTAACGCTATTGAACGTGATAAGGCGCTGGCATGGGTGGAGCGCAATATTAAAGTACCTCTGACCGAACCACAGAAAGCGGGTATAGCGTCATTTTGTCCCTATAACATTGGCCCCGGTAAGTGTTTTCCGTCGACGTTTTATAAGCGGCTGAATGCTGGTGATCGTAAAGGTGCATGCGAGGCGATTCGCTGGTGGATAAAAGATGTTGGGCGCGATTGCCGCATACGTTCAAATAACTGCTATGGACAGGTTATTCGTCGTGACCAGGAAAGCGCATTAGCCTGTTGGGGGATAGATCAATGAGCAGAGTCACCGCGATTATCTCCGCTCTGGTTATCTGCATCATCGTCTGCCTGTCATGGGCTGTTAATCATTACCGTGATAACGCCATTACCTACAAAGAGCAGCGCGACAAAAACGCAAGAGAACTGAAGCTGGCGAACGCAACCATTACTGACATGCAGCAGCGCCAGCGTTCTGCTGATGCACTCGATGCTAAATACACGAAGGAGTTAGCTGATGCGAAAGCTGAAAATGATGCTCTTCGGCGCAAGCTTGATAATGGTGGTCGGGTGCTCGTCAAAGGAAAATGCCCTGTGCCATCCTCAGCCGAAACCTCCAGCGCCTCCGGCATGGGCAATGATGCCAGCGTCGAACTCTCTCCAGTTGCTGGACGAAACGTTCTCGGTATCCGGGACGGAATCATCAGCGACCAGACAGCATTGAGAATGCTTCAGGAGTACATCAGGACTCAGTGCCTGAAATAAATTTTTTTGCAAATCACAAAGTCCATTTAATGAGCCTCGCACTTGCGGGGCTTTTATATGTCCGCAGTAAACCGCGCATCGCAGCGCGTATCAATCCCGAGTCTTTCAGAAAGCTGAGCCTGAGAATTGCCGTATATGGTGGCGACCATCTCGGGGACGGCTTTTCTGTGCGAACAGGCTCATCTTTCTAAAAGGTAAAGACGCCATGAAAGCAATCACGCTTTTTAATACACCGATCCGTGTTGATGAATCAGGAATGATCTGCCTCACTGATATGTGGAAAGCCAGTGGTAAAAGTGAATCTGAATCTCCGTACCACTACCTGCGAAACAAGCAGACCAAAGAGTTCTTAGCCGAGCTGGAGAAAAACCACGAATCTGTGGTTTTTACTGAGCGCGGTGTACACGGTGGAACATATGGCGGGAAGTTTGTTGCTTATGATTATGCAGCATGGCTAAACCCCGGATTTAAATATGCAGCCTATAAAGTCCTGGATGACTACTTCACCGGAGAACTTCAGCATCGCAACAGCTTAAGTGCGCAGCTCAATATGAAGTGTCATGAGTTTGATC